TTAATGAAGTTAACAAAATCAGAATCAAGACCGTATTCCATCGGTTTGTTCAGAATACTATTGAAATCACCATTAGTTCTGTACAATGCTCTCTGGAATTTGTCCATTTGTTCATCCAGACGATCCTGACTGAACTTAGATGTCATAACAGCATTTGGACTCTTTCCTATAGATTCATGCATAACTGAAAGGATATCGCCAAATGCTTGTTTATGGCCAGCATCTTTCCAATCATTATGCCTCTTCTGAACAGCTTTTACAGTTGTCCATTTTCCAGTTTTATAGTCGAAGATCTGTTCATCTTCTCCTGTAATCATAGAAGTCATCTTTCTAAGATAGAAAGGGATAACTTCCGTAACTGCTTTCTTGGTTATACCATCGAATGGTACGGGACCTTTATTAAATTTGCCAGTATCCATAGTATCGGACTCTTTATCAAATTTAAGTCCAAATATAGAACCTAACATTTGTGCAAATTTATCTTCATCATTCATTCGAGCATTATAAGCTCTACTCATTAAATTTGAGAATGATCCCCTAAGGTTTTCATTAAATCCCTTAGAAGCAGATTTAAATTCTGAGCTTATAGATTTTCTAACTACCGACTCGACAGCCATTTTTAATGGACTGGCAGCAAACATCGCTAAGATATTAGCTCCTTCCATTGCACCTGTCATTTGAAGGGCGCCACCAGATAACTGGTTGATGAAATCATATGCATTAGATTTTATCTGTTTTCCATATTCGCGAAGATTAGGGATACCACTTGACGCGATATCCGTTACAGTATTTCTTTTTCTTTCTTTTTCTTGCTGATTCTGAGACTGATATACCTGACGCTGCATTTGTAACATCTCGTCCAACTGAGCGACAATCTTATCTGTCTTCTTTTCTATATTTGTCATAAACTTTGCAGAGTTCTGGAAATGCTGACTCTGCATCTTGGATGAAGCTTCATTCTGATTCTTCATGATTGAAGTAATAGTATCGAGCTTACCTCCAAATTTATTCATTAATCTTTCTTGCTGAACAAACAGCATTGTTGTATTATCTCTCGATGTATCAACAATAGCCTTGTTTCCAGTAGTAATAACGTCTGCCATTATAGCAGTCGAAAGTTTATTATTCTTTTTAATAGCAGTAGCGATCACTTTATCTCCTGCAGTGATATCAGCGTTATCGCTCCAGTCAAAGTCTTCGCTATCCATATCCCAGCCAGTGTCTTTTACAAGATCACCGCCGAATTTGCTCTCATATTCAAGGTCTCGTTCTTTATTATAGAACTTACCCGACTTAATATCTTCGAACAAGTTCTTAATGTCTAAGTTAGCAGCAACATAGACATCAGACTGTTCGACTGTTTTCTTAACTCTTGCGAATGTTGTACGGTAATCTCTTACAGCACCATATGCTTCTTTAAAAATTTCTTGATTCGTCGTAGTAAAGTCTTTGACGGTACTATACTCTTCTCCAAGAACTTCAGACGCAGTATATACTACAGATTTACCTACATTCTTAGCATATTCTTTGATTTTAAGCATAATAAATCCTCCCTTCATAGAATAGGGTAATTTATAATAATGTTCACCTAAAAAATAAAGGGTAAAAAATAAACGGGAGCTAATCGCCCCCGTTTAGATACATTTATGATAAGTCCTTAGGTAACATAACTGCAATGTCAAGTATATTAGAGTCTGTATATTTGTATATAATTGCTGGAATTTTTTTACCATTATATTTATACAGGAATGAATTGATGACTCCATTAATTACATTAAGACATTCTTTTTGATCCGAAAGCGGATACCTTTTAGTACCAATAATTAAATCACCCCATGTACATTTATCTATATCATAAGATAAATATGGGACGAGAGATGCATCATTAATGAAGAGCTGAAAATATCTATCGATTATTTTCACAATATGTTCTTTTGGGTTTTCAAAGTTAAAAGGAATATTGCTCACGACATTATTCAATTTATCGTTGAAATACTCAAAATCGAGATAAGGAAATTCTTTTTTAAGAGAACCAAAATTATCAACGATCCATTTATATGATCTGAACATATTTGCATTCTCTATACAATTCTTATATTCTTTATCAGAATTGTATCTTTTATCGTCTATCGCTTGATCCATATGTGATAATTCATGTGCGATAACATCAAATACCATATTCATCAGTCTTAGCGTTTGATTCTTCACGCACGATTGATGATTATGCAGTATAGATGATATACCATACGTTGTATTCATCAATAACTTGATTTGTATATAATTTATATACACGATTGAAGCTCCTGACCATCCTATGTCGGGTCTAGAGGGTTCGTTTACGATTTCGATTGTAGCTGCTCGATTTTTATTAATCTTGCCATTAAGATAATTAAATATCTGAGATACCCATTTACCACGGAAGCAGTGTTCATACTCTTGAGCAACTTGTTCATGTCCTTTCCATAGATCTTTACATGTTTTTTCCATATGATCTCTTAATAGGGTTTTTTTGATAGTCATAATCTTTACCTCCAAAATATAATTGGTGAGAAGGATTGCTCCTTCTCACCACTATAATATACAAATATATACTGTATTAGAGTCTAATGATATTTGTGTAGTTAACACTATCTTTATCAAGCCTATCAATACCGACAGCTTCGCTTGGGAACGTCTTTAAGTTATCATTAATAATCTCATTAAAGTTAATGAAAGGTTTAAGCCATTCTGGAACGTCTATATTCTCAGGTAATGCTATTTTAGTAATGCCTTTCTTAAAGTTTTCATCGTTCAATAATGCTATCATTTTTTCGTATTGATGTGGGAATGTGTCTTTAATAATATCCACATTCTTATCAGTAATATCGGTCTTAACCACCAATATACTATTTCTCTGTTCAAGGTCAATAGGTTCTGCGTTGGCGTCTCTTAATTCATTATATGCAACGGATGCTTTTATTCCGAACTGACCCATTGGATCGTCATATCCTGCCATAGACTTAATTCTAACAGGTTTAAAGAATTCCTTATCTCCTGCCATAATCGAATTATAAATTCTCTTTTCTAATATTGCAAGTCTCTTAACAATCTCAACTTGACTGATATTATCTCCTGCATTTAATATGCAATCAAACAATATACTTTCAAGAGCATGTCTTGTTGTTTTTGGTATTCCAACCTTTCTGATAGGCATACCTTTAATATCAAGAGCTTTTTCTGCAGGGATGATGCTTGCTTCCTGTCGCTCCTGATACGAACAGTAGTTCTTTTTATTATCTGTAACGAGAGCTCTTTTAAGCTGGAATTCGTTCTTAAGAATATAATATGATGCTCTCTTAGAACCATCGGCACATGTTGTAGCGTTAGAGTTTGTTGAGTATTTATACATATAATCTATGGACAATTTTCCCATTGTATATGCAAGAATATTGATAATAGAACATCTGAAACCAACACCAGGTCCGATTATATTTGGACGAATTGTCTGTTTTAACTCAATGATTTCATCTTTATAGAAATCGTAATCATAACTAATCTGTTCTGCGGGTGATACCTCACCAGTATCTTCATTCATTTCGATTTCTTTAATCCTCATCGGAATATTATAAATCTTGTCGAGAATATATCTATACCATCCGTCAAAACTTATAAAGCAACTATCGGTATCGGTAAGTACAGAAACGCAACGGTACATGTTATATGCTCTATCAATTCTATCCATATACTGCTGATCATAATAAACCCATTCTTTAAGAAGATCATACACCTCTCCAAGCGAGTCTTTAATTTCTTCCGGAGGATCATTAGGATCCATAAATGGAGTTTTAAGAGTAGATAAAACCTCAATGATTTTATTCATGACATATCTATTGTCTACGAAGTTGAAAAGATTATTCTTATAGAATATTCTATTTATATCCTGCTGAGGAAGTTTATTAAGTATATCCCATATAATCATCATATCCTTTTCTGTTGGGATATAATAGAACCCGAATGTAGATACGACCTGCATGAAACATTCCTGAACAGTAATGTCTCTATCTATAACCGCATAATCCATATAAGTTCTTTTTTCTTTTCGAATATTATTAATGAATGTAATAGCTTCGTTAAGAGAACCAAACTTAACGTTATTAGCCATAAACGACTCAAAGAGCATGATTGCTGTCGAGATACAACTCTGACCCTGCATAGTTACACTCTGAGCTACATATAAATTATAAAATACAGATGTGCACATTCCTGATGCACCGTATCGTTGTATGTCACGTATAGTCGCTACTTATACGCAGTTCTCTTATGAACTTCCCTTAAATTTCTAAAAGGGACAGACTATATCTTCATCCTATAACAAATATAGGAGTGCACCACTTCGAACTCGCTTGAGTTCTACTCCCTTACGGGATAGTCGTTGAACTTTAATCTTAGAAATTATAATTACTTGAAATATTTTTGTATTTAGAACGGCTCTTTAAACAACTCAATGTTCTCCATTAGTTGGATTAGTATATACCTTTTCAAAAATATTCATAATAATTTTACGCCTCCTTTCTTTAGATTCTTAGCTGCTGATTACCCATTAGTTGACTACTGTACAGTAGTCAACTATCTTGGTCCTTTTCAAACCATCACGCTTATCCTTTCGGATTACGTTGTGGTGGACCAAGCTTTAGGGTTTCCCAGCAGTTCAATGCATTCTTAAGCTTATATTACTATAAGCTGCCACGTACGTACTTATCTCATGGCGTTAGCTGATACTTTTTCTGATAATTGAAGAAGATTATACTTTTCGAACATA